GTTTGCGCAGACCATTTCGCATTTGGCAATTTCAATGTCTATGTCGCTGATTTTGTATGTGCCTTTTACCATGTCAGCTATTTTGGCTATTTTTGTTGTTCGGTCTAGGTGGTCAAATTGGAATGCAACAAAGTTGGTTTTGGTGATTTGCAGTTTGCAATCGGTGCATTGTTGTAGTTCTAGTTTTTTGGCGAGTATGTGCAGCAGTTTGGCTGTGCGGTTTGGTTGCCATTTGTTAGCCATTCGTGTCATGGTTTTCCTTTGTTGTCTAAGTATAGGTTACTAGCGCCCTTGCTTCGCTGCGGTTGCTTTCAGTACTACAGGGTCTTGGTGGTTTGTGCCCCCCACATTTCACAACGGTTTGTTGTTGGCTGCCGGACTGTTTAGGGTGGAACACCAATCGCCTTTTGTGTAGTTAGGGAACTCTGAACGGTGACTTACACTCAAGGCTCTTCACGTTAAGTCATCACAAGTATTGAGGCGCACCGCGCTACCCCTGTCCCCAGGTGTTAATTCCTGCACAGTTCAATCCCGTACGAGGCCATGAGCGTATTCAGTTGTAAGAAGGTCAGTCTCGGCGTATGCCTTGAAGGATTGCAATGCCGATGGAGATTAGCAGGGCATACCAGGCAAGGACTAGCACTGGGAGAGCCTTTGCGCTATGAAGGTAAGGTCTGATGGTCTCCAAAGGTAGCACTCAGCGTGAGGGTGCAAGATGCGCATCCAAGTGTGTTGAGCGTCGCTTGCCCTCCCTTTTTCAGTTTTTAACTCGGCGAACACTAAACCTTTTTGTTCATGGCACAAGACAAGGTCGGGAAAACCTGCAGCTCCTGTCGTAATGTAACGGCCTGTTCGTGTCATCGAAGGCTGTGAGTGATGCACTGACCAGCCGTATTGAAACGCCAGCGATTTGACCTGTGCCATAAATGACGCTTCGCTAATTAATGTCATTTTTGTCCTAGCAGGAAGCCACAAAAGAAAATGGCGACTATTAACACAATTTGGGTAAAGAAGTCAAGCATTAAAACGGTTCCTCTGGGGTGTCATATACCGGCACTTCAACATCGCCACCCTTTAAAGCGTCGATTGCTTTTGACACTTCGAACTTGGTCATTGTGCCAATGTTCTGTGGAGGCAGTTTGCCAGCCTTTTTCAGTTCGGCCTTGTAAAGCCACATTTGCTTTTCGGAGGGCAAGTTAGACGGCTGGGTAATTGTCACGTCACCTCTCACGACCTTTTGCATCTCTTCACGGCTTGGCTTTTTAGTCCAATCAGCACCTAGGTACCCTGCAGCTGCCAAACTTCTGCCTTGCGAACTTGTAGCACAGTTCTCGATTCTCGAGGTGGCGTTCACTCCGCGGTCTGTCAAATGCTCTTCGGCATAGTCAACAGTTGTCGGTTGGGGGTCGTTCTTGTCCAGCCACAACGTTGTTTTAATTACGCATCTCTTGCCGTCGTCAAATACAAGTTCGGAATGGATAGCGCCGTTTGGGTGGTCAATCCAAAATTGCTTAATTCGTTCTGAAACTGGGGTGTATTCCTCGAGATTAAAGGCCACGGGCGTACTCCCTTGTTAGGCGGTCTATTTCGGTTTGTAGTTCTAAAACCTTCATTTTTAGTACGTCACGTTCTGCCTGCACTTTGGCAAAGTCATCTTCTGCAAACTGTATTTCTTTGTCCCTAAGCCATTCATAAACATCGTCCACGTGTATGTACTCACTCATTGTTTTGGCTTACAGTGCTTGAGTAGGTGATGCCTTTTGATGGGCCACTGATGTTTAGAGATGGGTGCCAGGCTCCTCTGTTGCTTTCGGCAATGCTAGGCAGTGAGTGCAATAACCCGACAACTTCCAGCACGAGACTCGATTCGTTAAATCTAAGTTCTATTGCCAATGTGTTGCTGAGGTTCATTAGTTTGGCGATTAATTCACCTGTTGATGTTTCCATTTGTTTTCCTTTGTTATTTTCCTGATGTGGCTCGCCAGTGACCAAGGCCACCATTGCGGTATAGGTACTGTGCAACTTTCACGTTGCATCGTGCATTAAGTAACGCCTTGACAATATCTTGTTTCTTACAGACAGCCCGTGTCACAGTTAGCCAACTTGAATTGACTTGCAAAAGACCAATGTCAAAAGATTTGACTGCCTTACATTTCCTGTATGTGCTCGCTGGGCTTAGTTTGCAATCTCTGTGGCTCGTGCCTGGGTGGTAGTTCCAGCCAATTGCTGTGGGTATGCAGCGTGACTCGCGGTAAGCAATTTTTGACATGACCGGCACAACTTTTGCTGGGAAGTATTCCCTAAGTAGTGGTTCCCATTTGGGACATGACAGTGCAGCTGCATTTGCGTGGGCTGGGGTGGATAAGGCAAGGAGGAGGGCAATAGCTATGATGCGTTTCAGGTCTTTTCAACTTCTATAGGCGGTGACCAACACAGATAAGGGGCTAGCCGTTTGGCTACCGTGACTCTGATATGTTCACCTGTTTCCAAATCCGTGAAGATTTGAACGAGTGTCAACTTGTCCTTAGACACTAATGGCAGATAGCCCCATGTGGGTATCATGGTCGGTTTGCCATCATTTTGAGGTACAGCCAGCAACTGACCCAACCCATTATGAAACTGATTACGAACTGGGTGTCGGTCATTGGTCGTACCAGTCGCTAGTCATCAATTCCTGCACCTGGTCAGGCATGAGGACAAAGCCTCTCGAGGGGTTGTCGGAGCCTGCAGCAAAGTCCCGCTTTTGGAGGACTTCACGGTTTAGGCGTAGGTACTTTTTGAGGCGTGGAACTGAGACAAGGGTAAAAGCGCCAGGGCCGAAGCGGTAAGCCCACCATGAAGCGGTGGTTACATTGATGCCAGAGTCTTGCCAGTCGCGTCCTGCGGGCTTCTGCTGGGTTTCTACAGCCATTCTGCCATTGCGGTACCTGTCAGATTTGACTTCTATCTGGGAGCCTTGTACGGCGTCAAAGAATTCGACAAGTTCAGTTTCGCCAGCCCTGCCGTAGGCCATGTCTACGGTGAAATCGTAGGCGGGTAAATATCCGTTAGTTAGTTTTGTCATGTTTCCTGACTTTCTGCTATTTGAGTAGCGGTAATTACTTTACACAAATGGCGAAGTCGGTGGTGGATATCCCAATGGAAACAAAGATACCCACCACCTAGCCCTGACCACGCTCAAACGAGTCAGGAGTCCTTGATTGGCGCTGGTAGCGCCTTCCAGGCAGTCTCAAAATCCTCAGGGGTTTTCCAGGCATTAGAAATTTCAACGTGCAACCAGGCACCTCCAGGAGTGCCGGCATTGTCTTTGCTGGTAAAGATTTTGATGCCTTTTTTGCCTTCGCCTCGGCTGCAACGATATCCGCGTCCCCAGGCTGTTTTGTCTGTTTCGGGTTGTGCAGGGTTGCGGAAGGCGTAGTCGTGAATCTCACAAATGAGAAGTGCCTCTGAGTTGTCTAGTAGCCATGTCCAGCATTCTTTAGCAGCTGCGCGTCCTGCTCGAGTTGCTGGATAGCCCATGTCAACAGCGAAGCCAGTTGCGTGAACACTTAGGTTTTTAGAGCCGCGCATTTGACGGTTGGCGTACATACCTAGATTGGTAAATGCCCAGCGTTTCTTGCATAGGTCGTAAAACTTCTTTGTGATTGGTGACGTCGCTTCACCATTCCATGCAGGGTAAAAAGGGTATTTGCGAGGTGTCATGCTGGTGGGTCTTTTGGTTTATCTTTGAGCCCGTTTGAAGCCAGCAAGGATGATAAAGCGCCGCTAATAAACAGCACCATTGGGGTGAGCAAGTCCCACGCCTTACCGTCTGATTCTGCCATCTTTTCTGGCTGTACTACAAACAAAAGGCCGTATAGCAATGTAAAGATTGAGCCAATAAATGCTATAGATATTGCCATGCCGACAAGGAAAATAAGGCGTGCTTTTATTTCTTCGTTGGTCATTCTTTTTTCTAGTTTCATTGGCATTTCCTTTCAAGAATTCCATGGGCTGTGTCGGTGGTTTCGCAGTTGTGGCGTACACGGTCTGAGCAGGCTGTGAGGGTAAGCAAAGTCAGGCTAAGCAGGGCTAGGCGTTTCATCGGTGCCTTCTAATGTCCAGCCTGTAGCAAGTAGCGCTTCGTGTTCTTCTTCGGTCATTTCGCGTACTTCGTCGTCTATTTGTATGTTTGGTCGTGTCATGGGTTATGCCTTTCGGTATCCGTAAACGGTGATAGTTCCGCCCGTAAGAGTGCCTGAACCCGGGGTCAAACTGAAACCAGTTTGAGAAACTGTGTTTGAGTCTCGGCCACCACGCACAGACCAATATTGAGCATCCGCGTGTTGAGCCATGACATGAGTTGGGGTTGCTAGAAATGGGTTAATTACATCAAAAACGATACTCGAAAAATCTGCGTTCGTATTGCCAATTCGTATTCCTGATGCGGTGTTGTTTGCTGTTTCTGGTCCTGCTAGTGCGGTTCCGTAAAGTACATAAATACCACCGTGAGAATAGGTAGCACCGGTGGAATTATTAAACTTGAGAAATAGTTGTTCGGTTGCGGAAGCATCACCCATTTGATAGATAATGCGATAACTATCGTATGTGGTGCTAAACGCTGACGACACGGTCACGCTTGCGACGGCTGTGCCAACCGTTTGCGATGTGACATACACCAGCCCTGAGTTAGCCAAATAAGTATTGGTATCGGCAGCCGTCAGCACCGCCCCAGCCGTAAAAGTTTTAATTGCCATTATGGGTAGCCCAATCTGTTTGTGTCCAAAACGCCAAAAGCGCTTGAGTTAAGTGTAAACGGTGTTCCTAGTGAAGGCGAGAGATACAACTGCACCTGTGCGTAATCAGGGTAAAAGTTGGAATTAACGCCAATCACAGTGCCAGTAGCAGAGGTGCCACGAAAAGCCACAGAGACAGGCTGGCCAATGACCGCGTTAGCAAGAGTTACCTCACTAGTAATTTGGGCAAGAGCCTTACAAGTTGGCGCTGCATTTGTATCTGTTGAGATGCTAAAAGGCAGTGGCGTTGTCTGCCCTGAAAACAAAGCGTAAAGATAGGCGCTAAGACTCAAAGCAACAGCGGCACTATCGTTGTAGGTCTGATAAGCCAGCGTGTTAAAAGGTGCTGTGCCTTGTGTTATTTGTGAGGCAAAACCTACGGCATTGACCTCAATCTCGTTAAAAGTGTTTTGGACTGATGACAGGTATTCCAGCGCTGTGTATTTGTAATTGCTACCAGTATCAGAAAAGGCAATCGAATTAAACTGTTGACCAGTTGGAAAATATGTGACTTTAAGTTGGTTATTGACAATCAAACCAAATCTGCTGTTTGTGTAGTCATCTATTGTTAATTGTGCAGTGTTTAACAAGATATTTACTGCGTCAAGTAAACTGCCTGAATACGATTGGCTAGACGCTTTGACGCCGTTCAAAGTAGTTGCAGACGTAATAATGTTTTGGGCATACAACAAAACCCCAACAACTGTACCAGCGTCAACATTTGACCAAGTAGTTCCATCAACTTGCCTACCGCCAGCGACACCAACCGCACCAGAAGCGCTAACAGTTATGCGGTCGGCAGGTGTGGCTCCAGTACCAGCGTTGTAAGGGAAAGCATAAGAACGTTGAACATCTGTAATACGACCCTGAAAATAACAAGGAGAAATACCATCATCGTTCCCGTCTTTAACTTCGATGTATTGACCAACGCTGAAAGTAGTTGTAGCGGTTGGGATTAACTCAATAGTTGCTGAACTTTGCGATATGGGGTCTTGGAAACGTTGGCGACCTCTGCTTACGCTTATTGACTGCACCCCCGACATAGTTAGCCATGACGCGGTAGGAGTGTCGTAATAACAAACAAGTGGTGTCGTGTACGGCATTACGCGCTAACCCTGATAGGCACAGACCCATTCAGCTGCATATAACGGCGCAGGGCATTAACCACTGCTTGTGGGTCGCCACCATTGACGTTAATAGTGACGTTGTTACCACCCATGCCCATGCCAGCGTTTGCGCCTGTGAGGGGAATGACAGCCTCTGGCCCGCGCTCGCCAATCATTGCCAAAGTAGGAGAAGTGACAATGCCTCCGTTTGCCAACATTGGAATGTCCGGCATATCGAAACCTTTGCCACCGATGCCAGGCACCCAAGAAGGCAGTTTAAATGAGAGTTTGCCGACTGTGTTATTCCACGCTGATGCAATGCCGTTGAAGATTGTTTTAACAACAGTGAACAAAGTTTGAAACGCAGGAATAGTGACGTTGTTAATCCAGTACTTCATTGCCCCAAACACATTGTCGACAACTGTTTTAAAAGGTTCAAATTTCTTATAGGCCGTCACAAGTAAAGCGCCTAAACCAACAACGGCAATGGCTATAAGGCTGAATGGGTTTAAAGCCATAGCGATATTGACCGCGACAATGGCAGCTGCGATAGTGGCGATTGCTGCACCGATAGCGAGCAAGATGTCTGGGTGTTTAGATGCCCAGTCTCCAAATTTGGTAAGTAATGGCAAGAGTGCTTCGACTGCCGGCATAAGAGCAGCGCCTATTGATTCTTTAGTTTCGTCAAGGGCAACGCCCAAACGCTTAAATTGCCCTTGCGCAGTATTCGCTGCTGTAGTTGCAGCTCCGCCAGTGGTCTTAGCAATTTTGCCCATGACCTCTTCAAAGGTTGCGCCGTCTTTAATCATCTCCCGATATTCGGGTGCCAGTTTGGCTAGGGCTGTGAGGTTGCCTCCGTATGCCTTTTCAAGGCTGGCGGTAACGGTTGCCAACGGTTTGCCAGTTGAGGCTGCAATGTCCATTGCCTGCGTCGCTAGTTCTTGCGCCTTAGTTACTGAACCAGTTGCCTTAGATAGTCGAGCCAACACAGGTCTCAACTCTGTGTCCGTCACGCCCAGAAGAGTGCCCTGGGTGCTAATCCAATCCTCATTGGCTTTGATTTGCGCGTCAGTAGCGCCAGTGGTTTTTTTAAGTGTGGAGGCTAAAAGTTTCTGTGCAGCGTCATCTTCAATAGCGCCCTTGGTGGCGTCAAAGAGAGCAGCGCCCAAACCTACAAGAGCAGCAGCTGCCGGAATGGCTGCCTTCTTAATAGCGAACTGAGCCTTCTGACCAGTTGTTTCTAACTGCTTAAATTCTTTAATGGCTTTGTTTACGCCTGTGCCGTCAAATTGGCTGATGATGGGAATGTTTACAGCCATTACTTAATCTCCTGATTAACGCGAGCGATTACGCGCAATACTAACGCCCGTAACTCTGCCTGTATGGAAGGTAATGCCTGCTCTGCGGAAGGCCACAAAATGCGATTTGTTTTGGCTCTTAGGTTTTCGGATAACAAAGTGTTTTTGCCACGCCCAGCAGTTTCTAGGACTACAGCGCCAGGGTCTGACTGGGTCACATAAATAACATTTGAGTCATTACGACGGGTAGAGAACTTCACCTTTAAACCTTTTACGGCTTTTGCCTTGGTGTAGGGAAAGAGTTTTTTGCCGTTCTGTGTCCAGTTGCGATTCATACCCGACAACGGCGTATCTGGGTAGCGAGAAGCAGCTAGTGAAACTAACGGCTGGGCTATTTGTTTAGCGTCAGCGTTGAACTGTTTGCGTAGGTCTTTGTCAATTTTGCTTAAAGCCTTTATGGCTTCTTTCGCTCCGACAATTTCAATAGATGCCGTAGACGTCATTTGCGCCTGGCTTTGTTTATGACGTCTATGACTGTGTTCATGTCTTGCGTTTCGAAAGGTATTTGTGGAGGCCACCACCCAGTTTCAACTAGCAGTTCTGCTAGAGAGCGTGAGTAGGTGCCTCCTCGATGGGGTTTACTGGTTCGTCCGATATAACTTCAATGGCAACCAGTTTTTTAACGTAATCATCAAATATTGCAGGAACTGGAATAGATGAGATTTTGCACGATTCAAAAGCCATGAACGCTAAGTCCTCGAGTCCTACGCCCGAGGCGAGGTTGGAGGCTTTTTGTTTAAACTTTCTTTCCCACGCGATAATGACGTAAAGGTTGGTTTTAACTTCGTAAGTGGTTTCGTCTGTTGTGACTTTGAGCGTGAGTTGCATTGTGTTTTTCTTTGTTTAGACGATGTCTCGAACCCAAGTGCCGCCTGTGAAGGTTGCTTCTACGGTTGCGAGTTCGCCAACTGTTGAGTTAATTGGCGTGAAGTTGGCAAGCATACAGTTGGTGAGAACGTACTCAGGGTTTGTTGCTGACTCTGTTGCACCTGATGGCGAGATGGTCAAAATTGTTGTGCCGGTACCTACGCATGAGGCAAGGATTGCTTCCACTTCGGTAGCGCCGTATGACAAGAAGAAGGTAATGCTGACTTCGACTGATTGAAGGCCGCCAGTGAAGCGGTGACCAGTATCGCCAAAAGCGGTTGACTCAAGCGAATCCTGACCGATTGTAATCATGCAAGCGTTCGCCTGGTCTGACAAATCAGTGGTGGTTGCACCTTGGGTAATTCCGATAGTTGCGTTGGATAGGAATGTTGTTGTTGCCATTGGTGGCTCCTTTTTCTAGTTGCGCCGTACTGCTACGGCAACGGTCATGTCATAGCAGGGAAGCATTTGTTCGCCGTATGTGGCAAGTGATGGCCTTCCGTCAACTATGGCGATGGGTGAGTTCATAATGGTGTCTACTGTGGTCATGAGATAGTCACCTGAGTCTTGGTTGCCAGGTGGCCCAGCAAGGACACGAATCACTAGCCGAATGTCGCCTACGTTATAAGTGAAGGCGTCAAGGGTTGGTAGTTCAATCATTACTGACAGCGGGCGGGCGTTGCGCGGGTCTGTGACGGGTTTTAACCCGAGGGTGGTCAGTTGGGTCTTTACGGCTGTTACCGCTTCGTAGAGAATGCCTGTAGCAGCCATTAGGCGACCTGTGGCCTTCCACAGCCAAGCAGCTGCATAATCTGACCGAGAGACATGGTTTGGGTGCTTATGCCCATAGAG